TCAGTGCCGCGCCTTCATGTAGACACCGTTGAAGTTCTGCCAGTAGGGCTTCATCTTCAGGTCGCTCTGCACGATGTGGCCGGTGATCCATTCCTTGACCAGCAACGCCAGATCGCGCAGCAGCGGGTGGAAATCGCCGCGCGCGTCCAGGGCGTCGTACTCCTCCTTCACGACCTCGATCTTCTCCAGCAGGTTGGCGTGCTCCCTGTGATGGATCTCCGCGAAGGGGAAGTTGCATTCGCGCTGGACCTTCTCCTCGCGGCCGAAGGCGATGGCGGTCTCCTCGTAAAGCCCGGTGAGGAACAGGCCCAGGGCGGCATGGGCCCCCTGGGTTCCCAATATCCGTTCGAAATCGTTGATCCGCCCGATCACATGCTTGCGGGCATGATCGATTTCCGGGTGGCCGATGGCCATGGCGTCGCGCCAGATCAGCATGGGGACCTCCGCCCAATCCCTATCGCTTCGGTATGTATTGTACGCTCCCGCCGCCGCAGGTCCAGCCTCGGATGGTGACGTTTCGTGGCGACGAAAAAATGTTTTGACTTTATTCCCATCATCTGGCACAAAGTCCTTATCAACACCCGAACTGCGCCTGACGCAGGGGTGGTGTCCCGATCCATCCCACCATCCCCTTCGGACAACCGGACCACCCGTCCGGCCCGTCGGACCACCCGGCGCCACACGGCTGGCGCCCGGCCGCAGGCGCGCGCGGCCGGGCAGAACCGGCAAGACGGCATCACCCACGCCACTCCGAAAAGGAACAAAACATGTCCACGAGCGTCGTCAACGCCTATTCGCGGCAGTACGGCCACGAGGTCCACGCCGCCTATCAGCGCATGGGCACCAAGCTGCGCAACACGGTGCGGAGCCGCAACAACGTCAAGGGCGCCATCGCCGTCTTCCAGAAGGTCGGCAAGGGCACCGCCAGCACCAAGGCCCGCCACGGCAAGGTGCCGGTGATGAACGTCGACCACACCGCGGTCGAATGCCAGCTGTTCGACTACTACGCCGGCGACTGGCTCGACCGGCTGGACGAACTGAAGATCGAGCACAACGAGCGCGAGGTGCTGGTCAATGCCGGCGCCTACGCGCTGGGCCGCAAGACCGACGAGCTGATCATCGCCGAACTGGACAAGTCGGCCAATTACGCGCTCGACGGCACCACCGGCCTGACCAAGGCCAAGGTGCTGCAGGCCTTCGAGATGCTGGGCCAGGCCGATGTCCCCGACGACGGCGACCGCTTCGCCGTCGTCGGCTGGAAGCAGTGGTCCGAGCTGATGGATATCGAAGAGTTCGCCAGCACCGATTACATCGGCCCCGGCGAACTGCCGTGGAAGGGCACCCAGGCCAAGAAGTGGCTGGGCACCCTGTGGATGCCCCACTCCGGCCTGACCCGGTCGTCGGGCGTGCGCTACTGCTACTGGTACCACAAGACCGCAATCGGCCACGCCTGCGGCGCCGAGGTGAAGTCGGAGATCACCTACCAGGGCGACCGCGCCGCCTGGTTCGTCAACAACTTCATGAGCCAGGGCGCCGCACTGGTGGACACCGCCGGCGTGGTGTCCCTGCGCTGCCTCGAACCTTAAGGAGCACTCCCATGGCCTATCAGTCCAAGGATCTGTCGGTCCTGGCCTACGCCAACGGCTTCACGCTGTGGCACTACACCACCGCCGACGCCGCCACCGCCGTCGACACCGCCGGCTATTTCAACGCCGCCTCGACCATGCTGCGGGTCGGCGACATCGTGGTCGCCAACGTGGACACCGCCGGCACCATGAAGGCCGGCCTGTTCCTGGTCTCCGCCAATACCGGCGGCGTGGTCGACGTCAACGACCTGACCCAGATCGGGTCGGCCGATTCGCGCTGATCGTTTTTCGCCCTCAGCCGCCGGGCGGCGATCCGGGAAACCGGTTTGTCCGCCCGACATCCCTCCCCCGGAGTGATCCGGGGGAGGCCCCATTCATCACCGTACCGGCTCCGGCCCAGGCGCTCCGGCGGGGTTTTCCTCCCTCGCCCCGCCGTGTCAGCCGCCGGGCCGCCGCCCCGCCCCCGCGCGTTCCCAATCCGCGGCGGGGGCGGGGCCTGGATTCACACCCCGGCTGGAGGCGATGCCTTCCAAACCTCCCTTTCGATCGAAAAGGGGGTTTGGGGCATCGCCCCAAATGGGTTCGGGCGATAGCCCGGCCAACATTCAAGGAGATTCAGCCATGGCCCTGTCCGCCATCGCCCTGTGCTCGCGCGCCCTGATCCGTCTGGGCGCCGCCCCCATCGCCGGCTTCGACGACGGCTCCGCCGAGTCCGAGGTGGCCGCCAACCTCTATCCGCCGCTGCGCGACGGGGCGCTGTCCGCCCATCCGTGGAGCTTCGCCACCGGCCAGACCACCCTGGCCCGGCTGGCCGACGAGCCGCTGGCCGATTTCGCCCACGCCTACCAGTTGCCCGCCGACTTCCTGCGGGTGCTGTCGGCCGGCCACGGCGGCCGGGGGGCCGGCCTGGTGTTCCGCCTGTCCGGCTCGCGCCTGCTGTGCGACGCCGACGAGGTGACGCTGACCTATGTCTATCGCCCGGACGAAGGGGCCTTTCCGCCCTATTTCGACCAGATGCTGATCGCCCGGCTGACCGCCGAGTTCTGCCTGCCGCTGACCGAAAGCGCCACGCGGGCGCAGTTCCTGTTCCGTCTGGCCGAGGACGAGTTCCGCCGCGCCAAGCTGATCGACGCCCAGAGCCACACCCCCGCCGCCATCACCGACTTCCCGCTGGTGGAGGTGCGCTCATGAGCGGCCTGCCCGTCTTCACCAAAACCAGCTTCACCGCCGGCGAGATCGACGTGGACCTCACCGGGCGCGGCGACCTGGCGCTTTACGCCAACGGCGCCGGGCGGCTGCGCAACGTGGTGGTCAATCCCACCGGCGGGGTGCGCCGCCGCCCCGGCCTGCGCCACGTGGCGACGGCGCGGGGGGCGGGCCGCCTGATCGCCTTCGAGTTCAACACCGAACAGACCTACCTGCTGGCCCTGTCCGATCGCCGTCTGGACATCTATGCCGACGGCGTGCCGGTGGCCGGGCTGGAGACGCCGTGGACCGCCGCCCAGATCGCCCAGATCGGCTGGACGCAAAGCGCCGACACCCTGCTGGTGGTCCATCCCGACGTGCCGCCGCGCAGGATCACCCGCACCGGGGCCGCGACCTGGACCATCGCCGAGTGGTCGTTCTTCCTGGACGAGGACGGCGTGCTGCAGGTTCCCACCCATAAATTCGCCGCCGACGAGGTGACGCTGGCCGCCAGCGGCACCTCGGGCACCGTCACCCTGACCGCCTCGGCGCCGGTGTTCCTGGCCGGCCATATCGATCTGCGCTTCCGCATCGGCGGCAAGCAGGTGCGGATCACCGCAATCGCCTCACCCACCCAGGCCACCGCCGAGGTCAAGCAGGCCCTGGCCTCCGCCGCGGCCACCCGGGACTGGGAGGAACAGGCGTTCTCCGCCCTGCGCGGCTGGCCGGTCTCGGCCTGCTTCCACCAGGGGCGGCTGGCCATCGGCGGATCGCGCGACCTGCCCAACCGGCTGTGGCTGTCGAAATCCATGGACCTGTTCAATTTCGACCTGGGCACCGGCCTGGACGACGAGGCCATCGAATTCGGGCTGCTGTCCGATCAGGTGGACGCCATCCGCGCCGTGTTTTCCGGCCGCCATCTCCAGGTGTTCACCTCGGGGGCGGAGTGGATGGTGGTGGGCTCGCCGCTGACCCCCACCAAGATCCAGCTCAACCGCCAGACCCGGGTGGGCTCGCCGGTGGACCGCTCGGTGCCGCCCCGCGACGTGGACGGCGCCACCCATTTCGTGTCGCGCAACGGCCGCGAGCTGCGCGAGTTCCTGTTCACCGACATCGATCAGGCCTATCAGGCCAACGACCTGGCCATGGTGGCCAAGCACCTGATGAACCGCCCGGTGGACCAGGACTACGACGCGGGCCGCCGGCTGTTCCACGTGGTGATGGGCGACGGCACCATGGGCACGCTGACCGTCTACCGCGCCGAGAAGGTAACCGCCTGGACGGTGTTCGAGACCATGGGCGCCTTTAAGTCGGTGGCGGTGGTGGACGGCGACGCCTTCGTGCTGGTGGAGCGCGGCGGTGCCTTCCACATCGAGCGTTTCGACGAATCCCTCAACCTCGATGCCGCCCTGACCGGAGAGCGGGACACCGCCACCGCCGCCTGGGACGGACTCGGGCACCTGGAGGGAATGGCCGTCCGGGTCCTGGCCGATGGGGCCTCGGTCACCGACACGCGGGTGGCCGGCGGGCGGGTCGGCGTGCCCTCGCCGGCCACCCGCATCGAGGCCGGGCTGCCCTATGCCCACCGCATCGAGCCGCTGCCGCCCCAGGCCGGCCCCGGCCAGCCCATGGCGGCCGGCCGGGCGGTGCGGCTGGTCCAGGCCTGCTTCCGGGTGCTCGACACCAAGGCGCTGCTGATCGACACCGGGCGCGGCGCCGTCCCCATTCCCTTCCGGCGGCGGGGGGACGGGCGTTTCTCCACCCGCCCGCCGGCCTTCTCGGGCGACGTCAAGGTCCGCGCCATCGGCTGGGTCCGCGACGTCATGCAGCCCCTGTGGCGGATCGAACAGGACCTGCCGCTGCCCTGCACCGTGCTTTCGGTCTCCACCGAGATCAAGAGCGCCGACTGATCCCCTTTCGACAAGGAGAACGTATCATGGCCAACTTCACCCAGGTGGCCGACGCCGTGCCGCGCGCCCTCTATGCGGCCAACGGCGTGCAGACCGCCTTTCCCTTCAGCTTTCCCGTCTTCGACGCCGCCGACATGGAGGTCTGGGTGGACCGGACCCGTCAGTTGGCCGGCGCCTATTCCATTTCCGGCATCGGCGTGGCGGTGGGCGGCACGGTGATCTTCACCAGCCCGCCGCCGGCCGGCACCCGCGTCGCCCTGCGGCGCCGCATGAGCCTGAAATGCGGCCGCGAGTTCCCCGACACCGCCGTCGAGGCCTGGCGCCTGAACAACGCCCTCTATTACCAGACGGCGGCGCTGCAGCAGGTGGCCGACGACGCGGCGCTGGCGGTGAAGCGGTCGTTCCGCAGCCTGTCCGCCGCCGACCTGACCCTGCCCGAGCCCCAGGCCGGCCGCGCCATCCGCTGGAACGATTCCGGCGATGGGCTGGTCAACACCGGAATCGAGGTGGATGCCGTCATGGTCCAGGCCACCGCCCGGGCGGATGCCGCCGCCGCGTCGGCGAGCGCCGCCCAGTCCGGCCGCGACGCCGCCGCCCAATCCGCCGCCGCCGCCGCCACGGCTCGCTCGGTCTGCGACGCCGACGTGGTGGTGACCGGCGCCGACCGCGCCGCCGTGGCCACCGACAAGGCCAAGGTGGCGAGCGACCGCGCCGCCGTCCAGGCCGACCGGCAGGCGGTGGATGCCGCCGCCGCCACCGTCGCCGCCTCGGCGACGGCGGTCCAAACCAACGCCGGCTCGGCCGCCGCGTCGGCCGCCACGGCGCAAGCCGCCGCCACCGCCGCCTCGGCCAGCCAGTCGGCCGCCCGCGCGTCGGAAGTCAATGCCGGCGCCTCGGCCGGCGCCGCCCGCGGCTCGGAGACCAACGCCGCCGCCTCGGCCTCGGCGGCGGCGGCCAGCGCCCTGTCGGCCCAGCAGGCGGCGGGCATCTTCACCTTCAGCAACGTGGCGGTGAGCGGCCAGCCCACGGTGGTGGCGGATCAGAGCGCCGACACCCTGACCCTGGCGGCGGGCGGCAACATCTCGCTCGCCACCAATGCCGGGACCGATACCGTGACCATCTCGGTCGCCGGCCTGTCGGCGGTGGCGAGCAGCGGCGCCTACGGCGATCTGTCGGGCAAGCCCCCGCTCGGCACGGCCGCCGCGCTGAACGCGGGCACGGCGGCCAACAACGCCGTTCAGCTCAACGCCTCGGCCCAGTTGCCGGCGGTGGACGGCTCCCTTCTCACATCGCTCAACGCATCGGCGGTATCGAACGGCACGGTCGCGGCGGCGAGGCTCGGATCGGGTTCCCCATCCTCCTCCACCTATCTGCGGGGAGACGGGATCTGGGCCTCCTTGTCCCTCGCCCCGTTCTCCAACGTGCAGACATTCACCTCCAGCGGCACCTTCACGCCGCCCGCCGGCGTCGCGGCGGTGATGGTGACGTGTGTCGGCGGCGGGGGCGGCCCCTCATACAGCTCCTACAACGGTACCAACGGGGGGGCCTCGTCGTTCGGGTCTCTGCTGATCGCGGACGGCGGCGAGGGCGGCAACATGGGCAACGCCGGCAATTCCTCCAATAACGGAACCGTCGGCAACACGGTCATCGGCCTTTTCGGCTTCAATAAAATGCCCGGATACGGCAATGGCGTGACTTATGCCGGTCAGGGCAGGGGCGGGAGCGGAGCGCAGGGGATCGGGCTGTGCCCCGTCACTCCGGGAGTGCCGGTGACCGTCACCGTCGGCGCCGGAGGAACCGGCTATGTCGGCACCACATCGCAACCAGGCATCGTGATCGTGAGGTACTAGGCCATGCGCTACGCTATCGTTCAAGGCGGCATCGTCGCCAACATCATCGAGTGGGACGGCGATATCTCCTCGTGGTCCCCGCCCGAGGGAGCCACCATGGTGGCATCCGACACGGCCACCCCCGGAAGCGCCTGGGACGGGGCGACCTTCGCGCCCCCCGCCGCCGACACCGCCGCCTTCGCCAAGGCCCGTCTCGCCTCCATCGACGCCAGGTCGGTCCGCCCCTTGCGGGCCATCCTGACCGCCCAGGCGGCGGGTCGGGAACCCGAGTCCGCCGACCTGGACCGCCTGGCCGAATTGCAGGCCGAGGCGGATACGTTGCGGGGGCGGCTGCTGCCGTGACGGGTGGCGAAACATCGAACACGGAGACCTTCCATGGCCGAGGACCTCGCGGCACTCAAGGCCCGTCTGGCCGATCGCCTGCCCGACCACGCGGCGGCGGCGCTGGCCGGCTACGAGGATTTCACCGCCGCCCCGCCACCCACCGATTCCAAGGGCTTCGCCGCCTGGCACGCGGCGGCCAAGGCGGCGCTGGCCCACATGGACCTGCTGGTCAAGCTGGCCCGCTGGGCCGACGGCACCGCCGAGACCGGCGATGGCGACGGCATGGACCGCCTGCTGGCCGGGGCCAGGGCGGCGCTGGACGCCCTCGACGACCCCGACGACCCCGACGGCGAGGAATGATCCGCGCCGCCTCCCCCCCGCCCGCCGCCCCTTATCCCGGGCGGCGGGCTTTTTTCCGTTCGGAAGAGGAGGATGAATGAGATCCGTCAACTTCCCCGAATTCGTCTGGATCTGGAACGAGCGCCTGGGCCTGGGGACGCCGCGCCACCAGTTGCGCATGGCCCGCTGGCTGGCGGCCCGCCGCCACGCCCACGACCGCGAGCTGCTGCTGATGGCCTTCCGCTCCAGCGGCAAGTCCACCGTGGTGGGGCTGTTCTGCGCCTGGGTGCTGTTCACCGACCCCGACACCCGCATCCTGGTGCTGGCCGCCGATTTCGCCCTGGCCAAGAAGATGGTCCGCAACGTCAAGCGGGTCATCGAGCGCCATCCCCTGACCCAGGGGCTGAAACCCAAACGCCGCGACCAGTGGGCGGCCGACCAGTTCACCGTCAACCGGCCGGGCGAACTGCGCGACCCCTCGATGATCGCCAAGGGCGTCGGGGCCAACATCACCGGCTCGCGCGCCGAGATCGTCATCTGCGACGACGTGGAGGTGCCCAACACCTGCGACACGGCCCCCAAGCGCGCCGACCTGCGCGAGAGGCTGGCCGAGATCGAATACGTGATGGTGCCGGGCGGCACCCAGCTCTATGTCGGCACGCCCCATTCCTTCTACACCATCTACGCCGGCCGGCCGCGCCTGGAGGCGGGCGAGAGCCGCCCGTTCCTCGACGGCTTTTCCCGCCTCGAACTGCCGCTGGTCGATGGGCGGGGCCGTTCCGCCTGGCCCGAACGCTTCCCCATGGAGCGCATCGGCGCCATCCGCAAGCGGTCGGGGCCCAACAAGTTCGACAGCCAGATGATGCTGCGGCCGGTCAACATCGCCGACGGGCGCCTGGACCCCGACCGGCTGCGCCTTTATGAAACCGAACTGGACTATGCCGAGGGCAACGGCGTGCCGCTGCTGACCATCGGCGGCAGACGGATGGTCTCGGCGGCCTGCTGGTGGGACCCGGCCTATGGGGCGCCGGGCAAGGGCGATTCCTCGGTGGTGGCCGCCCTGTTCACCGACGGGGAGGGGCTCTACTGGCTGCACCGGGTGCGCTACCTCACCCACGACCCGGCCCGCACCGACACCGACGAGGCCACCCAGCTCTGCCGCCAGGTGGCCCGCTTCGCCGCCGAGCTGCACCTGCCGGCGGTGCAGTTGGAGACCAACGGCCTGGGCCGTTTCCTGCCCGGCCTGCTGCGGCGCGAGCTGGCGGCGGCCGGAATGGCCTGCGCCGTGGTCGAGGCCAGCAGTTCGCGGGCCAAGGACCAGCGCATCGTCGACGCCTTCGACGCGGTGCTGGCGGCCGGCGCCCTGCACGCCCACCGTTCCGTCTGGGACACTCCCTTCGTCGCCGAGATGCGCGAATGGCAGCCCGGCGCCAAGGGGCGCGACGACGGCCTGGACGCCGTGGCCGGCTGCCTGCTGTCCCAGCCGGTGCGGCTGTCGCGCGCCGGCGGCGTTCCGGCCCGCGCCGCCGACTGGCGGCCCGGCGGGGGGACGGTGATCGCCCCCAACGACTTCGATTTCTGAAACCACAGGAGAGTCCGATGGAAACCCTTTTCCTCGACCTGCGCTGGTGGGTCGCCGCCGTCGAGCTGCCCGTGCTGGGCGCCATGGCCATGACCGTCTGGCGGGTGCGGCACGAGGCCGATCACCGCCTCGACGAGCTGGAACACCGGCTCGACGTCGGCCTGGGCCAGGCTCGCGAGGCCCTGGCCGCCTACAAGCTGGAGGTGGCCAAGAGCTACGCCACCACCGGTTATCTGAAGGATGTGGAGCAGCGGCTCACCGAACACCTTGTCCGCATCGAGGGCAAGCTGGACGGCGGGCTGGCCGCCCAACGCTAGGAGGTGCCGCCATGGACCCCATCACCATCGCCCTCGGCCTGGCGCAGTTCGTGCCCGGCCTGATCCGCTGGCTGTCCGACGACGACCAGTCCCAGGCCGCCAAGGTGGCCGACAAGGTGGTCAGCGTCGCCAAGGCCGTCACCGGCAAGGCCGACGGCGCCGACGCCCTGGCCGCCATCCGCGACGACCCCGCCCAGGCCTTGCGGCTGCAGCAGGCCTGGCTGGCCCACGAGGTGGAGCTGGCCCGCGAGGAAACCCGGCAACTGGCCGAAATCAACGCCACCATGCGGGTCGAGGCCTCGTCCGACGACCGCTTCGTGCGCCGCTGGCGGCCCACCTTCGGCTATGCGGTGGCCTTCACCTGGACCGCCACCATGGCGGCCATGGCGTGGGCCATCGTCGCCGACCCGACCCAGGCGCCGGCCATCATCTCCGCCCTGGTCAACACGGCCCCCATCTGGGGCGTGGCGCTGGGCGTGCTGGGCGTCGCGGTGGTCAAGCGCAGCCAGGACAAGGCCCGCCGGACGCCGCCCAAATAA